TTCAACAACGGCCAATGGTGTCAGCATTAGACACCATAAACGGAGATAATACCGCCTTTAGCCAACTCAACCTCTTGACCAATAGCCCCATATGGACTGTTCTGCTGGAAGTTATTCTGCTGTTGTTCCTGCATTTTAGCTGCAAAAATATTTGGGACCTGAAGTGGAGCAACTTCCTTTGGCTTCTCATTCAAGAGGGAAGAGGCCAATGCCAGATCACGATTGCTATAAGAAGGAGACTTAGTAGGAGATGCAGCTTCCAAAACATCATTGGTATTTTGCTCTGCCCCGTTACCTGTAACACCACCTTTGTTTTGTCCTGCCCAGTTCTGCACATCTGCTACAGTGAAGTCCTTAAATGTCTTGTCACCAAGTTTAATATTGGCATTTGCCTTGACCGCATCTTCCCCCATCACGTCTGCAATAGGAGTGTTGGGATCAGATTTCATAATCTTTACAGCACCTTGCGGACCAGCAAACCAAGAGAGATAGATGCTCTTTGAGTCTGGCTCGATACCATTTTTTTCCAAGACAGGAACAATGTCAGCTTTCAAATGATACTGAGCAGCCTCTTCCTGCACCTGTTTGCCCACATCATCGTTACGGGTTTTAAGTGCAATGATTTCTTTATCTGACAGATTTGCCAGATCAGGGCGAGCGCGGCGAACAACATTGACCCAAGTAGAATCAATGAACTGATATTTGCCACCAGCAGAAGAAGAAGCATTACGGGCGGAATAGTTTCCACCGCTCTCACGACCGCTGATGTAATCAAAAATGCCAGCCATTATTGCCTCTTAGAACTAGCTGCTGTATGGGCACGGGCCATAGATACGTTAGCACGAAGCTGAGAAATATCCTCATTTGAGTTACGGCGTTCCGTATCCTGCTTGGATTTTTCCTGCAACTTGCGTTCTTCCAAATCCAACTTATGCGCTGTTTCATCTTTCTTAAACTCCAAGGTTTGAGCACGGAGATCAAGATCGCGGTTTTGGATGTCCATCAAAGTTGCATTGGGATCATCTGGCTTCAAAGCACCCATAATCTCTTCAATCATAGCCGCTTCAATTTTGGATGCCTGAGACGAAATCAGTTCAGGGTGTGGTGGAGGAGGAGGCGGAACCATCGCCATCAAGTCGTGCATCTGGTCATTAACAGCGCGTTGTGCAGCCAAAGACACATGCTCAAACAAGTGAGCCATCAAAACCCCATAGACCTGTGGTGAAGCCTGAATCAATGGGGACTTAATGAATGCCAAGTGGGATTCAATGTGAGCTACATGATCTTGTTCAGGGAATGCCTTCAGAGGCGCAGCACCATTAGGGATTGTCATAGCACGACCGTTTTCCATAGCAGCACTATCAGGTTGTGGCTGCTGTGGAGGAGGCAGGATCATGTCAATGTTTTGGATACCCAAAGCAGAGTACATCCGGTGATATGATTCATACTGGTTATGCAACTGAGGAGCGGCCTGTGCCATCTTCAACTGTTCCTGAGCCAGCGAGATACGCTGAGTCATGCTGAAGATGTTGGGATCGCTTACAGGGACAATATCAACACGAGCATCAAAGTCAGCCTTCTTTACATCAGGCTTGGCACCCTCAACTTCGTATGGATATACGGGAGGCATATACTCAGCAAACACCTGAGCCAGCAAACGAAGTTCCTGCTTCTGGGCATAGTGCAAACGCTTGTGCACCGCACTCATCACACGGGAGCCGCGTTCCAGAAGAGCAATCGTAGTGCCGACTGGCATTTCCTGATTGCTATCGCCCATGCCAAGATCGGTCGTGCCGATAAACTTTTCAGCCGTGCTGACACAGAAACCAAGAAGCTGCATCAAAGTTGCAGAGGGTTCCTTGTAAGGCAGAGGCATCAAGTTAGATGCAAGATCGCCACCGGGAGCATCAACATCACGCCACTCGCCGGGCTGCAACGGGCTATCCTGATCCTGAATCCGCAAGCCTTTGGCTTTGAAACCAGCAGGAAGGTTTGCCAAAGTGCCAGCATCAATCAACTGACGAAGGATCGAAGTTCCCGAACGAGCCAGATTACCCAAGAGATGAACAAGACCAAAACCATAGAAGCCCATCCCCGGCAAGAACTTATAGTGAACAAAATACTGCTTCTTGCGCCGCTTAGGATCACGTTCGTCATAGTTACGGCGAATAGCCAGAATTTCTTCTGACTCGGTATCCAAAGTTACAATGTATGGAAGTTTGATACCTGAAGGCTCACCATCTTCGTCCAAGTCCTCAAAGCCATCCAAATCCAAATAGCAATGGCACTCGTACAAAGTGTAGTCGTCTGGCTCTGAAGATGGCTCCATACCAGAAATTTTATCAATCTTTTCAGCAATGGTATCACGGTCTGCATCAATTGGATCGTTCAGCTCTACATCACGGTAGAAACCTGACACCTGTTGTTTGCGAAGATTGTTGGCGGAAATAGGTATTACATGTGTTACCCGTTCAGCCGTTGTCAGATCGCGGGCACCATAAGGAACAATCAAATCCTTTGGCAGAATGTATGGGCTGACAGCGCGGCCCAAGTCGCCATCGTAATAAACTTTTTTGAATGTCGATCCGCCATATCCAAGATAGAAAAGCATCTGATCGTACTCAGGATCATACTCTTCCATCTCGGTTGTGATCTGGTAGTTCATATAGTTCTTAATACGCTCGGCCTGTTTTTCCTTATCAGGAGTGACAACACCGACGATCTGGGCACGAGCAGGGCCACCAGAAGGAAGCATTTCCTTATAGGCTTGTGCTTGGAACTGAGTTACCGCTTCATTAAGGAGCGGTAAAGTGACACCAGTCGATCCATTAAAAGGTTCAGTGCGCTCATCATAAGTGAGACCAAGAAGAGTGAGACCTTCTTGATAAGCCTGCTCCCATTCTTCACGACTAGAGTCATCAGATTGAATGGATGACATAAGGTCTTGAGCAATTGTAGAGAGGGCACTTTTGTCCAAAATGTCAGCGAGGTTATCGCCGAAACCAATTGAAGAAATGTCAACTTGACCCGGAGAAGTAGATCCAAAAGTAACCGTTGCACCACCGTCTTCATCCTCTTCAATAGTAAAATTATCATCAGGTTCCTCCGAAGCATCCTGTGGCAGTTCAACTTCTTGACCCTGCCCTGAAAGCTGTGCCATCATGGGATTAATTGCAGAATCAACATTGTTATACGGGTCGTTTGCCATCAATAATACTTCCGTGTAAAGGACCGTGGTTCGTCGTTATCAGGATAGTCTTCTGGGTGTCCAACGAAACCGCCCTGCCTGAACCGCATCAACGCCTGAGTCATTGCGTCAACCATATCGTCATGTTCACCAAAAGGAAAGGCGGCAACCTCTTCGACAACCTCTTCTGCCCATGAAGTTTCTGGACACCATACCATTCCAGACTCAAACAAAGGAGCAACTGAGTTCACCCTTGCATGTTTATCATTTCCACGGCTCGGCGTAAAGTTCACAACGGGGATTCCCATTGATCTAAATTCCTGAGTCAATGGGATACCAGAAGACTTGGCTTCAATCAGAACTGTTTCAGGCTCCCAGTATTTGTATTCCTCCAAAGCAATCCGCTTCAGGTCAGGAAACTCCCAGCGTCCCTTTTTGGCATCCAAAAGGATAATGTTGGGAGGAGAGTCTTCCTTGGGATAAAAAACACCCCAAGTCTGGATTGCACTAAAGTCGGCAGTCTGTGATTTCAAAAAAGCCGTGTCATATGATTGCATAACATACTGAAGACGTGGAACCTTTTCATTTCCCCATATACGCCACCAATCACGCTTGATGATTGCAGAGGTGTCAGATGTTGGTTGCTGCATGTATTGGGCTTGCCACTTGGACAAGCTAATCGAAGCCTTGATCTTCTCAAGCTCCTCAAGTTTCCAATACTCAGGCCAAAGCGGCTCGTCGTTATCCAAAATGGCAGGGAACTCAACAATATCCCACTGGTCAGCTTTGACATCAATCGCAGACTGCTTAATCAGCTTGGCAGTCAAATCCATATCACCCCATCGTGTCATAACGACAACGATAGCACCGCCCGGCTGCAAACGCTGACGGGGACCCGACTGATACCAGTCCCATGCGGCATCCATTGCAGTAGGAGAAAGAGCATCCTGTTCCGAGTGTGGATCATCTACGATGAACAAGTCAGCACCACGACCAGCAATGTTACCGCCCACACCGGCAGCATAGTATTCCCCACCCTCATCCGTTTCCCAACGATAAGCAGCCTTACTATCTGAACGAAGTTTGACGCTAGGAAAAATCTGACGGTATTCTTCCGTATCCATTAAGTTACGGACTTTTCTACCAAACCTGATTGAAAGATCGGCGGTATGCGTTGCTTGCATAATTTTCTTTTCAGACATGCGTCCGATGAACCATGCAGGAAACAGGAAGCTGGCAAACTCAGATTTGGTATGACGAGGCGGCATGTTGATGATCAACCGCTTCAACTCACCCTTGGCAACTAGTTCAAGTTTCTCAGCGACGATGCGGTGATGCCTACCAGCAATAAATCCCGGCCATACAAGTTTTACAAACTCAAGGAAGTTCTCACGAGCAAGTTCATATTTAGCAAGAGAACTGGCACGTTCCAAAAGCTGTGCCATTCTCTTGGCGGCTTCATCTGGGATTGATTCTAACGCTAACAAAGTGTAACCCTCTCTCGTGGTTAGGTTATACCGGTATATCAGACTTGACGGTTAACTCAAAGGATCATGGTTCGTGAAGATTGATTTATACGACATCGCACGATTTTTCTCGCGGGTAGACGTTGCTAAACAAACGGAATGCTGGTTCTATACAGGAGCAGCAGACCCCACTGGATATGGAATCTTTACACATAACAAAAGAAAGTACGGGGCACATAGGTTTTCATATATCTTATTCCACGGTGAAATTCCAAAAGATATGTTAATCCGACATCGTTGCGACAACCCTGCTTGTGTAAACCCCCATCATCTTGAAACAGGGACAACCTTTGATAACGTTATGGATCGGGTGCTTAGAAATAGAAGTGCCAAGGGAACGGGGAATGGACGTTCAAAGCTGTTGGAATCTGACATCAAAAAAATTCTGTCAGACCCAAGATCATCAATACAAGTTGCACCCGACTATGGCGTATCTAACAGTGTGATTCTTAATGTTAGAAGTGGAAAGTCGTGGGGGCATGTGTCAGGAATCAAACATATATCTACAAAAAGAAATTGCGGGTGAGTTAGCTGACGCTGTTCTGCTTCACTAACTCCAAGAGGTCGAAACAGCAAAAAGCCCTCGCCCCGCAAACCCATTATCCGATTTCTTCACGCCACGGGACGAACCCAGTGGTCGGAGAGCAGGGTGGCTCTAATCTCTCTTAAACTCCGTCCCGCCAACCACGATTACGGCTCTTATCAATAGCCCGTAGATTTGATCTTTTATTAGTGCCGCCAGAGCGCACAGGTTTAATATGATCGACATCCTTGCCATCGCCTTTGCTGACCTTGCCTTCACGCATCAACTCTGCACGAGCTTTATTGCTCATCTCACGGTGCTTGATCTGCTTTGGCTTAGTATCATAGTCACGGTTCATCTTCTTTATCTGAGAAGGAGTACGATGTGAAGATGGATCACGCTTTTCTTTTTTCATAAAAAAATATCCCGTGGGGGTAGGGGACCCATTACTCTTTTACACAAAAAAGGGGGTCGGCGCAATTAGGAAAAAGGTCGCCCGTTTTTGAAAAACCCGATAATTTTTTGCGTACATAACTTTGTGAATAAAACAGAGATTAAAGGGCCGCGGCGCACGAACGGCGGGCCTTGGAGGGGGGATCGGGGTCCGTGAATGCGCGAATCTGACGTGTCAGAACTGTCAAGGGACCCGTGTCAGATCTGACACTGACAGATTGTCGTGTCAGTCTTGAGACGTTGGACATGGTGTCAGATATGGGATCGCGTTTCATTGTTGATACTGACAGCCGTCTCACATCTGACACTGACAGCCGTCTCACATCTGGGACTGACAGCCGTCTCACATCTGACACAACGGACCGTCTCACATCTGACATTGACACCCGTCCCACATCTGACACTGACAGCCGGACCGTCTCACATCTGACACCACGGACCAAAGAGAACAAACCGTGAACAATACTAGAACGTTCGGATACTCTGGTTTTTTTGACCCAAGGTGAAGGCCCCCCCAAAACGGCCGCTGGCGACCCCTTAAAATGCGATTAAACGCATAAGCACATTTTTTCCTAACAATAGGACCACGGACCTAGGATCATAGGCACCCTGTCAGATATACCAGTCCCATGCGACAGGCGGACCGTGACCTTGAAAACCCCCGTTTTTTTATGCGAAAAAAAGACAGAAATTGAAAAATAAATAACTTGACATCGTAACCCATTGAAAACGTTGAAGAATTTATGGTCGATCAGATTTGACAGAAAAACGAACCCCAATATAATAGAAGCCACTACCACCGAACGAGAGGACCACGACACCATGACCACCACCCGCACCACCCTGACCATCACCGAACGTGCCGCCCTGCGGACCGCTTGCCGCAACCATAACGGATGGAAGGCCTATCGGCAGGCGAACAACATTGACATGTCCAATATGAATTCAACCGAAACCCTGAAGGCATGTCAGGCCCTAGGAATTGACGTCGATTTAATCTTGAACACCACCAGCACCAGCACCACCAACACGGAGACCCAGACCATGAAAGAGCGCACAATCTCGCAGTCCGAGTTCAACCTTGCAATCGACAGCTATATGACCGTTCGCATATACGCCAGCCTTGAGGATCAGACCAAGGCCGATGGCGTTATTCGGTCGGTCGAAGGAGCATATGCCGGAGGCCGGACCACCCTCGAATTTTACGCGACACCCGCCCAGATCGGAGCCGTCCGCAAAGTGACAGCGAACGCCGCCAGCCGTCAGACCAACACCACCAGCACCCAGACCACCACCACCAGCACCCAGACCACCACCAACACGGAGACCACCCCAGTGACCACCCCAATCATCACACCCACCCCAATCGCACCCGTTGCCGGAGACGCCGCCGGAGCCGCCCTTGCTAACATGGTCGCGCCCTACATTTTGGCAAGCATGACCGACAGCATCACCCGCATGGTCGAGGCACGGCTTGAGAACGTCTCGACTGTCAGAATTGAAGTAGCCAAGCAAGATGGAACCAGCCGGACCGTCGAAGGACATGCACACCCGAAACTTGCAACGCTTATGAGAGTTCTGACAAGCCGTCAGGCAAACGGTTATGCGCCAAACGTATTGTTAGTCGGACCGACCGGATCAGGCAAAACCCATGCCGCACATCAAGCCGCCGACACCCTCGACCGCCCCTTCTATGCTCAGGGAAGCATGGCAATGACGCACGAATTGATGGGCTTTATTGATGCCGCCGGACACTATCACCGAACCCCATTCCGTGACGCATTCGAACATGGCGGCTTGGTCATTCTGGACGAATTAGATAGCTGGGACCAATCGTGCACCCTTGCGCTCAATGCCGCCCTTGCAAACGGTTATGCCGCATTCCCTGATGGTATGGTCAAACGCCACCCCGACAGCATCATCATCGGAGCCGGAAACACGCATGGGACCGGAGCGACCGCCGAATATGTTGGACGCAATCGCCTCGACCAAGCATTCTTGAGCCGATTTCCTGTCAAGATTGTTTGGGAAAACGATCCAGCCCTTGAAGTAAACACGACCGGAAATGCCGAATTTGCGCGCATGGTGCAAGCCGCTCGCATTCGCGCACAGGCAAAGGGCCTCAAGCACTTGATCGACAGCCGACACATGTCAGCCGGAGCCGCCCTCATCGCGCAGGGCTTCACCATGCAGGAAGCCGCAGAACTGACATATCTGGCAGGACTAAATGACGAGCAAAAACGAATTGTAACCGGAGCATAAAACCCCCAATCCGGCGCATTCATCTGCGCCGGACCACCCCCACCCAATCAAAAGGAAATCTGACAATGACCATCACCCGCACCACCATCGACACCATTCCCGCGATTAAAGAACCCCGCGCAAAAGACCATTTTGTCATTATGGACCAATCGGACCTTGCGTCATACATGACCGAGACCGTGACCGCCAGCAATCACCAGCGGAAAGCATGCACCGTCCGCGAAAGATGGACCGGAAATCTGGCCTATGCCGACAGCATGGACAGACTGCAAAACGGACACGAGCCGACCGCTCAAAAATCTGACGAATACATGACCGCCCTTGAGGACCGCTCATTCACTGCAAAACGGTTTCAAAACCGTGCCGCAGTTTCCGGTGGTGTGCCTTGTGTTCCCGCGATGCTGGCAGGACATCCCCTAGCCATGCGGAGACGCGAAAAGATGATTGACGATCAAGCCCCCTTGTCGATCATTGTAGACATTGCATCGAGCGCAGGACTAGGCACAGAAGCACTGGAAAAAAGAGGGGCCGCAATCACCGCCCTTGTCCGGCTTCTCTCGACTGTCCGCCCTGTCACCTTGATGATTGGGTGCAGTGTAACACCAGAGCGCGGAGGTAAAAACGTTGACGGTTATAGTGCTTGGCACGTTTTCACCCGTATTGACACGACACCCATCGACCTAGGCCGGACTGCCCATATGCTGGCACACCCTAGCGTAGCGCGAGGCATGTTTTATGGTGCAATCGTTGCAGAGCGAGGAGAAGCAGGATCGGATAACATTAGCTTGCGCTGGCCTTACAATGACGGACCCAAAAGCATCCGCGAACACGCACACGAAATTTTTAGCCGTGTCCTACCCAACGCGACCGAGAGCCTTTATATTGGCGCGGCTCATATTAACGATACAAACATCACGGACCCCGCGAAATGGCTTGATGACATGCTGACAGAATACGGCGGACAGGCGGCGCAAGACTAAGCCGCCCACCACCACCAACCCGCGAGGCACCAGCCTTGCGGGTTTTTCGCGCATTCACAAAATAGCGCACGACTTCGCGGCACCCAAAAACTGACAGGATCAAAAACCATGCAAAACATCACCACACGACCGGACGGAAAAAACGCTTATGTTATCGAACAAAACGGCGCGGCCCTCGGCTGGGTTAGTCGCTCGCGTTGCGGCACGTTTTGGCGCGCCTTAACTGTCAGAGGAGAGCTGACACGGCACCACGGACACGGATCAGCCTTCGAAGCTGTCAGAATCAGCGCACGACCTCGCGGCCCTGCCTTTGCCAAGGACTGACCGACGAGGCGACCGACGAGCCTTAGAAACCAAACGATTATCCGGCTTCAAATCGAGGCCGGATTTTTTTTTGACAATCACTTCATAACCCAACAACTGACAGACTGTCAGAAGATATGACAGGCCAACGTCAGAATTGCGCCGCTTTGCGCCTTGCAAAAAAGAATTGCTGAATCCACATTCCCGATTGAGCGCACCCCGTGTCAGTCTGACACCGTTATCTTTCCGAAACTGACGGATCGCAATATCGACAAACGTGTAAAAATCCTCGGACTCTTGAAACCTTAAAATCATTCCGGCCCCGCTGTGTCCGGCTTCGCGGCCCTGTCAGAAAAACCGCGAGCAATTACAAAATCAAGAAACGCAAACCAGTTTGGCGGCAGTTGCAAAGACAGATCAGAAGGCACGTCTTCGCCATTGTTCAGTGACAGAACCTTGTCAGCCCCATAAACATGAATGCGCTGGCCCACAGGATGGCTCACAAGGTTCCAAATCGTGTCAGGAACTATCTGACACCGCCTTGTTTGCCATGCCACCTGTGCAGGCCTCCAAAGGCCACTTGTAGCGTATCTGACAGAGCGGCACACTTTCAATTCTACCCAGAACTCCAAACCGGCATAACCACCGTTGATGTCAGGAACCCCAGCACCGACGCGAGCCTCCACCCGCGTCCAATGGACGAGGCTGTCAGTTGCGCCTTTGATGTTTTTCCAAATGTCAGCTTCAGTCGCTAGGGTCTTCGCTGTCTTGCTCATATTTAGGGACACGCCGCCTTCCATCGTTCGGGTTGATAGTTTCAGAACTGTGTCCGGCTTCGCGGACCGTCTTCAAATCCATAACGATTTCTGCGTCGGGCTTCGTGGCCTCCAAAAGAATAGGAAACTCGCGTGACAGTTTCTGGATTTCCTGAAGCACTTCCTCTTTAGTCATTTGGTCGATCTTGCCGACCATGATTTCTGTTCTAGAGACATACAAGCCCGCCGCCTGTCCGCGTGACTTCTCAGCCGCGACCGCCGCCGCATAGTTTCCCTTTTCCATCGCCGCATCGCGGATTTCTGCCATCTTCTGAACATGCTTTTCAAAAGTGACCTCAAACTTCTTCGCAAGCTCGTTTTTGATTTCCATGATCCGCCGCTGAACATTGGCGTGTTTGTCCAAGCGCAACATAGCGTTGCCAATGACAGAAGCCGTCCCATCAGGATACCCTGCCGCCTTCGCGGCTTCCGTGGCGGTGACACCATGTGTGGCGTAGATCACGGCAAACTTCTCTTGTTTGTCTGTCAGGCCAAACCCGCGTTCACCGAGGGACCGAAGTTGCGAGATGGGTTGCTTCTTGGGACGGCCTACGGCCTTCATTCGTGCTTCGCTCAAGGCTTTTCTCCGGCTTGTCAGGAATATGTAATTCAAAACAAAGGCTTAAACAAGGTGTTCATTATAAAGGAGATGAAGCTATTAGCTAAGTGATTGATTTTATTACAAGAAAGCGTCCCCCTATCAAATAGAACCCCTATATACCAAGGCCATTTCAAACGGAGCACTCCTACTAGTTTACTAACCCCTTGAAGATATTAGTATATTCTACAGATAGTGGCTAAGTCCTTGAAGATATTGAGATAGTCAGATAATGGAGAAATAGATCACTACACAAACACTAATATATGGGGAGGAGACGCCTATCTGAGTTATCTCAATATCTTCAATACCTTACAGACTATCTGTTCACTATCTCTCTTTTCCTTTATATATCTTTTCCATGGTCCGTGATCCAAGCACCCCCACCCCACCCACATTATCCGTATTATCGTATTATCCGTATTATCTGTATTATCCGTATAGTTTGCACACCACATTAAACTAAAGTCGTAAGTATTCTTACTGAGTTGCGTTGATCCGCGAATCATGGTCTATTCCTTCTTGTAAGAAGCACTGGTTTAGAAAGGACCGAGACATGGGCGACGAAATTTCACAGGAATACATCGTTATTTGGAGCGCACAGGGACAGTTGATTTTTTCCCGCGTTCATTCCAACACCGAAAACATTCTGACTGCTGACTGGCTGAAAGCCGCTTATATCAGCGAGAACGGCACCGACTTCGATCTTGAAGAGGACCTCGACGAGTATCTTTCCAGCGACACCGTTATTCTGGAAGCCGTGATTCGTGGTCCGGTTACCTTTGTTTTTTGACAGGAGATAGAAATGTCAAATCAGTATTATGAAGTGACCGTTGAATACACTGGCACCAAAACATTCCGCGTCCCGATTAAGGATGGGGAGCCAGCGGCAACGCTTGGTTATATCAGCGAGGAATATTATCGGCTTGAACAGGTTTACAATCCGGTTTGTGGAAGAGAAGATGCTTCTATCGTGTCAATTATCCGTGGAGGAAGCAAATGAGACACACAGTTTACACTATCACCAGCATGAGTGACATGATGGAATATCCTGTCACTCAGATCACGACCAGCAAGGCTGACATGATCGACTTGTTGAAGGACATTTGGGACATGTATCTTGAAGAGAACGAGATCAAGACCAAGCCCTTGCCCAAGCCGCAAGACGTGACAGATGTCAGCGAGTATTTTGTGTTTGACGCTGGCGAGTATGAAGAATGGGTTCTGATCGAAGAACATCAGGTGGAGTTTAACCAATGAAAAAGCGCATGGTAGTTACCCCGAACTATGAAGTGATGGAATCACTTAACTTAAACGCTGGCGAGATGCTTTTGCTTGCGGCGATGACCATCATGGTTGAGCGGGGATTTTTTAGGGATGCTGTCGATCTTCACGGGTTTGCTGTCAGCAAACTTGAAGACGAGGAGCGTGATCCGTGGTTCGTGGACCACAGCGTCGATGACGATATTCCAACCGTTCTTGTTTATCGCAAACAGGAACATGTTAACGGTCCTGCTATTCTGACAATCAAGGAGCTTGCGTGATGGTTAAGGCACCAGAAATTATTACACGGGATCAGTTGAAAGACTGTATTGTTTGGGCTTATCAACTCATTGAAAAACTCAATGAGAACGATGCCACAAAAGCGCAAACGCTTACCACTATCTCTATTGCACTCTCAGCTTTTCTTGTTGCTGATTCCAACAGTGTTGAAGAGATGGAACTTAGTAATAAAATATTTCGTGAACTGACAGAATCGTTTACGGAGCAAATGTTTTCCCAACACCTTCAGGCGTTGGCTAAAAAACACATGCCCTAAAATTTAAGGGCTGTCCGAGTTGCCGCAGTGAAACTCTTTCCTGCATCCGCGATGACAACGGGCAAGTGTGCAAGGCACTACAAGGCGAGGTTCGGTTCTTCACATGCGGCAGTGTCTTCTTAGTGGCTGTGAAACCTTGCAAGTCATCACCCTAACCTAATGATTGCGCTGAAAGAGAGAACATGAAATGACAGGCATGACATCAAAAAGACTAATGGCCTTGGACCGTGCTGGGGTGACAGTTGAAAGTCTGTCAAAGGAAAACCGACAGCTTCGAATTGATAACGCATACTTCCGTGCTTTTGTATTCCGTGACGAAATGTTTCGTGACAGGATCAAAGAGCTGGAAAAGGAAGTATCGCGCATGTCAGAAGTTATCAAGAAGGCTAACTCAACAATCTTTAACCTGAGTAATGAAAATGCAAGGTTAAAAAAGGAAATCGAGAAGTTGAAAAACCCGACGCTACTTGAACTGACAGAAAAGGAAGAACAGGATGTCGAAGCATCGTGACGATATGGTGTTAAGCATACATCTTTTTATTTTTTATTCTGGCTTGATTTTCCTTTTGTTATGGGATTTAATCGAGTGAAGAAAGAGCGGGAAGTTAGAAAGTTTGTAAAAGAATTAGGCGGCACGGTCCTTTCCATCGCTTGCAATAGGCACTGGAAAATTCGCGCCGCCTTTGAGGACAAACAGCTAACCATTGTTTTATCGAAAACACCAAGCGATCACCGAACCCTATTAAACAAACGATCAGAAATAAGGAATCAATTAAAATGACCGATACAGAAACAGTTTTCTCTGAAATGGAAATTCTTGTCAGCTTTGCTGTCCCAGAGAAGCCAGAAGGGGTTGATCAGGAAGTTTACGAATGGCGCGTTATGCAAGTCACCCTTGATTCAATCATCCACAACGTTGTTTCAAAGTTTCTTCATGAAACTGGCTTTGATAAAAAAACTATTGCGGCCTGTTTTCTTTCTACTCTGACAAACTGTCTTACCCAAGAAGCTGTTCTTTTGGGAATTTCAAAAGAAGATTTGCTTCACGGGGTTGAAATGATGTTTGACGATCAGATCATGGAACAATCATCTGACCATGA